GTTCTTGGCAAAAACGAATGGTTAAAGAATTTTGTTTAACAACTTTCCCAGATATTATAAAAACTTCAACAAATAATAGTAGACTTCAAAAACTCTTTAGAGTATTACAATTAATAGAAGAAGACACGAAATACTAACCAGTCTAGTATACAGTTCAGTGTTATCATTTTCTAAACCCTTGTTCATTTCAATTTCATTTTTTTCTATATTCGTTAAACCCCTATCTATATTTCTTTTAGGAAGAAGTGGTCTAGATAGAGCACACTCTTCTTTTCTGTAGCCGGGTCTACCAACACCCTTTGATAAAACACCACAAGCTGGGCTAACATACTCTTCTTGTCCTTCTTCGTGATCTGGTGATTTATATTTCTTAAAATCGAGTGTATGTTTACTTGTACCAGGTGGGAAAAAATTATCAACATTGGTAAATGGATTTATATCATTCATTGTATTTTGATCATCGAGCATTAACTGACTCATCTTTATTACTATTGAATAATATATTTTTTGTATTGGTACTGTGTTGATTTTCAATCAATAAAATATTAACCTTATTTATAATGAAAACATCGTATAAAATTATTATTGGTATTATTCTAATTTTTATTTTGAGTTATATTATTTACAAGTATATGTACCCAAAAGTATGTGATACAAAAACTATTCAAATAAATTCAGATATTATAAATAAACCTAGTGTTTCTACTGATGTACCAGAAATCAAAATTGATATCGAAGCACCAACAATTGGAACAGACCCAGTTGATATAAAACTAACTGGTCATTTATAAACCAATTTTGTTATTTTTACCCATTTTATTACCATACGTACTTGTATTTGTAGGTCTGTCTATTGGTGTTACATTTTTATCAGTATCGTGTAAATATCCCATATACTGAGAAACACCCGTTTGGATCTGACCTGTAGCAGTTTTTATTACAATACCGTTCATGAAACGGACTTGTTCCTGTACATTTGAATTTGCATCACCTGAATTATTAATAAAAACAACACGCATTATGCTATACAAATCGTTGTTGTTTTGTCTATCTATGGAAACGCCAGTTTTATTTTTAAAGTCCTGACGTATCGCTCGTTGAAGTAAATTTATATTGAACTCAGAAAAGAATAAAGTATTCAAGGGAGTTGGACATTGTTTTATTGAATTTATATGTAAAGCGTCACACATTTAATATAGTCCTGGAAAAAAAGTCTTGGTAAATATAAATGATAGTCGCTGCTGATTTTGACCAAGCATACAATACAAAACCAAGTAATTATGAAAAAATGCCATGTAAACCACCAACGTGTTTCGTCGCATCCTACCCACCAGTCGCCAAAGTTGGTGATCCAAACGGTAAATTTTTTGTTAATTCCTCTTTACTCCAGCCCAATAGATTGGCAGAAACCCGTGGACCAACTACTATAAGAAGTGAAGGTTTCAAATGTCATGTCAATGAAGATAATGAGTAATTCAATCAATATAAAAAAATAAGTATAAATAAAATCATAAAATGAGAGTTATAAAACGTTCCGGTCGTGTTGAAGACGTAAAGTTTAACAAGGTCACCAACAGGATTTCAAAGCTTACAAATAAACTTTCAGAAAATGTAGATGTAACAATGGTAGCACAACAAGTTTTCTCGTCTATGTATGATGAAATTAAAACTCATGAAATAGACACTCTTTCTTCCGAGGTTTGTATTGGTTTAATAACAAATGATCCCGATTATGAAATTTTAGCAACTCGTATTGTTGCAAGTAATATTCAGAAGCGTGCTGCAAATAATTTTCATATAGCAATGCGTAAACTCCATAAGGCTGGTATAATTACACACGAAGTGTTAGAAGTTTCTGCAAAAGTTAAGGAAGATATTAAACATGAACGTGATTTTGAATTTGGATATTTTGGCCTGAAAACTTTAGAGAAAGGGTATCTACAAAAAATTGATGGTGATATTATCGAAACGCCTCAGTATTTATACATGCGCGTGGCTATCGGTATTCATGGTCACGATATAGACCATGTTCTCGAAACGTATGATGCGTTATCTAGGGGTTTATTCATTCACGCGACACCGACTTTGTTTAATGCGGGGACACACAGACCACAAATGTCATCGTGTTTCTTAATTGCAAACAAAGAAGATAGTATCGACGGTATTTACGATACCGTAAAGGAATGTGCGCGTATAAGTAAATGGGCTGGTGGTATTGGTTTACATGTTCACGATGTAAGAGCGAATAAATCACATATTAGAGGAACGAATGGTACATCTGACGGTATTATCCCAATGCTACGAGTTTATAATTCGACCGCGAGATACGTAAACCAAGCCGGTAGAAGAAAAGGGTCCATTGCCGTATATCTCGAACCATGGCACGCCGATATTATGGATTTTCTCGAAATTCGTCTCAATCAAGGTGACGAAGAAGCGAGATGTCGCGATCTCTTCTCAGCTATGTGGATACCCGATTTATTCATGAGACGAGTCGAAGCTAACGGTAATTGGTCTTTGTTTTGTCCAGATAGGGCATCAGGTTTATCAGACGTTTACGGTAAAGAATTCGATGAACTTTACGAAAAGTATGAAAACGAAGGACTCGCAACAAAAACTATACCAGCAGTAGAAGTTTGGAAGTCTATTATTAAATCGCAAAGTGAAACGGGTACACCGTATATGCTTTACAAAGACGCCTGTAATGAAAAGTCGAACCATAAACACATTGGTACCATTAAATCGTCAAATCTGTGTACAGAAATTTTAGAGTATACAGATAAGGACGAAACTGCTGTATGTAATCTCGCCTCTATTGCGTTACCAAAATACGTCGACGTTGATAATAAAGAGTTTAACCACGAGGAGTTACACCGCGTCACGAAAATGGTTACACGTAATCTAAATAAGGTTATCGATAAAAACTTTTACCCGACCGAAAACGGAAAACGTTCAAATATACGTCACCGACCAATCGGTATTGGTGTTCAAGGTCTCGCCGACGTTTTCATTATGCTCAGAATGACGTTCGGGTCCGATGATTCTAAAAAATTGAACCGCGATATCTTCGAAACAATATACCACGCGTCTCTCGAATCGTCTTGTGAACTTGCCGAAATGTACGGAACGTACGAAACGTTTAAGGGATCACCTTTCAGTAAAGGTATTCTCCAATTCGATATGTGGGACCGCGAACCACACTTCAGTGGTCGATACGATTGGAATGCTATGCGTAAACTCGTTAAAAAGGGTACGAGAAACAGTCTCTTACTCGCACCCATGCCTACAGCCTCGACGTCCCAGATTTTAGGGAACAACGAGTGTTTCGAACCGTACACGACAAACATTTATTTGAGAAGAACCCTTGCGGGTGAATTTGTAGTCGTAAACAAACATTTAGTTAACGATTTAAAGAAAATCGGGCTCTGGTCAAAAGAAATGAAAGATCTCATGGTTAAGGCAAACGGGTCCGTTCAAAACATTATTGATATTCCCGATGATCTCAAAGAACTGTATAAGACGGTATGGGAAATGAGTCAGAAAACGATCATTGATATGGCTGCTGATAGAGGTGTATATATAGACCAAAGTCAAAGTATGAACTTATTCGTCGAGAGTCCGACAGTTTCAAAACTTTCGTCTATGCACATGTATGGGTGGAAACAGGGTTTGAAAACGGGTATGTATTACCTTAGAAGTAAAGCAAAGGCGCGCCCGATCCAGTTCAGTTTAGAGGCGGAGTGTTCTATGTGTTCTGCATAAATAATTTTTTATTCATCCTGTACCTCATTATCATATACGAAACATGTATCTCTATGATTTTGAGTCTTAACCAGTTCATTATAGTTTATGGTATATAAAATAATAATAATAGATAATATAAATGACAACGACACCAAAAAAACCGAGTCCGAAAAGATCGCCCGTTTCTCCCGGGTTTGCACCAAGAGTAGTAAACAGTATGACAAGTCCTTTTAAAAAAACTTTAAAAAATGCCTTCAAAGCCGCTTCCGAAACATTAACACCGACTAAATCTCAGCGTGCTAAAAATGTTAACAGTGGGTTGAGTACATTTTTAACACCGACTAAAAAGTAATTTTAGTATATATAAATACCAAGAGGAAATATTGAAAATATGTTTAATACAGTGTTTGGGGTTTCATTTTTTAGGACTTTTCCTTCGTTTTTTGAGTTTTGGAGGTGATCTTGGCGTTGGCGTAGGTGTAGGTGATCTATATCTTCTGGAAGGTGGTATTCGTATCGGCGACTTCGGGTATAAAACTTCATGTGCAAGTACTTCCATTATAGTATCGTGCATAATCCTACCAGCTCTTTTATCATAATCAATATCCTTCTTCGATATTAAGGGTTTATTTCTAATGTTTAAATACGATTTAAAAAGAGGTTTCATCAAAGACACATTCACTTTTAAATCTTTTCTATCATATTTTGATGGTATATAACCATGATTTCCCATAAGTGGATATAAATGATCTGCTATGTTTTTTAAAGTTTGCATATTGATATATTTTTTATTACCTTGGGCTATTTTTTTCATCTCTAAACCTAGACTGTTTATCGTTTTACTTCTAGTAACTGGAGTAACCATTTAATATATATCTACATTTTTTATTATAGTATTTATATATAAGGTTAAAGCTTACGGTACATATACATTTACAGAATAATGGCAAAGTTTATAAACGCTAAAGATACCTTAAAAATTGCCAACTACGATGGTCGAAAGATTTCTTTGTGTAATACCGAAGATAAATCGATGAAAATCATTTTTCCACGCATGTATATGCCGTTTGGTATTTCAGGGTTCACGCCCGAGGTTGGTCCAACCAAGTATAATATCGACTTTGCAATGAAAGGATGGGACGAAGACGGTAACTTTGTTAAGAAGTTTTATGAGTGTATGCGTGAAGTTGAAGATAAAGTTATTCAAAGCGTTTCGGACCAAAGTGAAGATATTTTCGATAAACCAATGAGTGTAGAAGAATTAAAACCAATGTTTTTTTCGAATATCAAAGAATCGTCTGATCGTGAACCAAAGTTTCGAGTTAAAGTTGATTCTACTATAGATAATAAGGTTAAACCAAACGTTTATAACGAGGAAAAAAAACCTTTATACGATGAAATTACAAATGGTCTATACTCGAGAAATTCAGGGACAGCTATTGTTGAAATGATGAGTATCTACTTCTTGAATAAAAAATTCGGTATTTCTTGGAAACTTAACTCGCTCGTGGTTTATGAGCCACAGAGACTTAAGGGATTCCAATTTGTTTTATAATTTTTCGTTTAGTATCAACATTTGATAAATGGCCTGTGCCTCTTTGAGGAGTTTGCCTTTTATCATGATGTACGATTTTGGGTCTAAACCCATTTTAATTTTAGCGATCCGTATGGATTCATTCCACTTAGCGAGTGTCATTGTTATTACTTACTCTATTACAACATTTTCTTAATAAGCGTTTTGTATTTTTTTGTACCCTCTTTTGGTTGGAGACCAAACCCTTTCTTTTTTGGTTTGAAAACTTTAACAAGTGCCTTTTTACCCTCTCTTTTCATACGCTTGAGAGCGGATTCTCTCGCCACTTTACTGACGATTGAACCATATTTATCTTGTAAGAGATCCTTCTTTTCGAGACCACCTGTTGTTTTAAGCGCAGTTCCGTGAAACACTTCAGCTCTTGAACCAAATGTTTGCATTTATTATACCCTGATATTTTTTTTACTTTTCATTACAGCTAAAAATGTTACACACGCGGCTGCGATAACTACTGGAACTAGTATGTACCAGTAATTTATACCAAATAAATTATCATTTTCAACGATAGACTCTGATTCATACTCACCATATCTCAAATCCTCATACATATCTTCTTCCTCTTCTTCCCTTTTATCTTCTTTCTTTTCTAATTCTTCTTTTAAATCATCGCTTATATCATCCCCCGAATAACTGAAT